GGGAGGCCAAGACTGTACTATACACGTACCTTGCCTCCAGATAGCAACAAAACAACAAGAATAGGAGAAAATTATGGCAAGTGGAATCTACAATCGTTTTAAGGCAAATCTAATGAACAAAGAAGTCGATTTGGAAGCTGACACTATCAAAGTGATGTTGATGGACAACGTACACTCGTTCACAGCCACGCATAACCAGAAATCCGAAATTGTGGGCAATGAGCTTCCTACTGCTGGTGGCTATACTGCTGGCGGTGCAGAGATAACTACTAAAGCAGTCACGCAGGCCGCCTCGACGAAGTGGGATGGTGATGATGTAGAGTGGACAAGTGCTACGTTTACTGCTTATCACGCAGTCATCTATGATGACACTTTGACCAATGATGACTTGATTGGCTCGATTGATTTCGGCGGAGCCAAGAGCGTATCTGCTGGCACCTTCAAGATTCAGTGGCATGCAAATGGTGTCATCACCTTAGCGACAGCAGCTTAATTTGGGGGGTGGTGTCATGGCGGTAGTGTTTGAGCAGAACTTTGAAGCGGAAGCAGTAAACGAAACTCCGAATACATGGGTTGAACCTTGGTCATATACTGTCAGTGGTAATAATGATATTAAGGTTATTGATGACCCTGTCCATGCGGGGAATAGAGCGGCGAGACAATATTCTGGAGATGCCGATAATGCTTATGCATCAATTCAACAAAACGAATTAGCAATCAACAATACCCAGATAGATTTCTACATAAGAGCTGCTCAAACTAATAAAGTTCTTCCAACACTTTACACTACAGACTCCCATTCGAATCTAACAACAAAAGTTGGTATAGGCATAGCTTTTTGGGACGACACAAAGATAAAATACAATGACGGAGGGAGTTGGATAGATTCGGGGATAACTTACAACAACACAACTTGGTATCACATCAGATACATAGTCCACGATGCTGCTCGGACATATGATTTGTACATAGATAATATGGATGTTGCCATTGCGGCAGGTATTGGCTATCGTAATGATTTATCTTGTCCTTATTTATCCTTGCAGACGGGCAGTGTTCAACTGGGAACTGTGTACGTTGATGATATAACTGTGACCGCACCTTGGCTTGTTACTCTGGATGCATTTGAGTTGGTTTTGACCCAACATGCACCAATCGTATATCCCATTGTTACAATTATACCTGGCGCATTTGAATTAGCTTTGACGCAACATGCACCGACTGTAACCGGTAGTGCTTTAGTTACACCCGCTACAATGGAGCTTGCTTTAACTCAACATGACCCTACAGTTCTATTTCCTTTACAAACGATATTACCAAGTACGTTTGAGTTAGGGCTAACCCTTTGCATACCCACAATAGTAATCCCTAGTGATGTTACAGTCATACCGGATACCTTTGAGTTAGGACTCACACACCATCTACCTCAAGTGATAACGATTTGGACTGAGATTCCTTCGTTTATGGAGAAGGATCTGATTGATCCTTACAGCGATATGGGGGCATGGTTATGGTTAGCTGAGATTGTCGTGCCTACACAAACCACGCAGAGAATAGCACGTAACACTGAAGACATCAGATATGGTGGAGAAGATTTTACCAAAGATAATTTTGATGTTGGCTGTATACCTCTCGCTGGAGATAGTAGCATACCGCGTATCCAATTACGAGTAGCACAAGATGAAGTTGGTACTCTGGAAGGTATTGTTAACGCAACTAAGGGTGGTGTAAACGGTACGGTGAAGCTTATCAGAACGTGCGAGAAGTACTGCGATTTATCCATCGAAGCACTTGAACGTACATACGATATACTTACAGCGGGAAGTGATGCACAGTGGGTCACCTTCACATTAGGCATCCCTAATCCACTTACGCAGCGTATCCCATTATGGTCGTACAGTAGCAAGGTATGTCCGTTGGCAACGCCGAGTCTCTTTAAGGGACCAAGGTGTCAATATACTGGCGAGGATACAGTATGTACTGGCCTCTTGGAAGATTGTTATGCAAAAGGAAATGCAGTTCACTGGGGTGCTGAGATAGGTCTTAATCCCGGTGCAGTGAGGATATAGCATGTTAGCATTATTGCCGTTTATATTTGGTAACTGGCTTATTGCAGCAGTCATGAGCTTAGCGATAACTGCTGCTTTTTGGTACGGGGTGGTGTACCTTGGTGGTGTGTTATTCGGGGAGGACTTGCCGGAGGCTGATATAGGTGCCACACCGGATGCGCAGAGCCGTAGTTGGAATCCTCACAGCACCCAACAGGAAGGCATTGCCCGCCCGCGTGCCTATGGCCGTAACATGCATCACGGCAACATTGTTGCTAAATGGACCGACGTTGTTGATGACCGTGAAGTCCTGTATATGATTGTCGAGCATGGCGATGGACCTACAAAGGGAGTAGTCATTAAAGACGGTGTGAAGCAAATCTTCCTTAATGACCAGCCGGCCAGCAACTTTACCAGTGTGGAGATACAAGAGCGTCTGGGTACCCTTAACCAAACTTGTATGACCGGCTTCGAGAAAACAAAGCTTGAGCACGAACAGAATGTCAAGCTCGAGAAAGACGTTCCCGTTGTGGTCACTACCCCAGACGACTTCTTTGATGACGTTGAATATACGATAATGTGGCCAAACGGTCTCCGTAAGTATCACAAAAGTGGTGGTATGGATTATTCTGCGTGTGTGGTCAAAGTACGGATAAGAGAACATCCTGCCGGCGGATGGACAACAATCTTTAACGAAGCTGTTACAGTCTGCCAAAACGAACCCTTATTCAGGTTGTACAAGGTTAACACACTCTCTCCAGGTTATGTAGAGAGGGGCAAACAATACGACCTTGAATTCACCAACCTGACAGGACCCAGCGAGCGGCATGTCAACGATGTCTATCTTAAGTCATACCGTGAGGTTGTTGACATCGCCTTTACACGACCTGGTAAAGCGTTAGTAGGGATTCGGGCAATTGCGACAGTGCAGTTAAGCGGACGTCTCGATGTTAAGGTGGTGAGGGAAGACAAACTCATTAGGGTGTGGAACGGAACTACTTGGAGCATCACGTACTCCCGTAACAGGGCATGGGTGGTGTGGGATATACTTACACAACCTGTTATCTCCGGTGACGGTGACGGTGGTGGACCATTTACTGTCGAACACTATGAAGGTTTCAGTCCAGCGTATCTTGACCTCGAGTTCTTCTACACTTGGGCGAGCTTCTGTGCCACTGCGGTGCCTGATGGTTACGGTGGGACTGAAGACCGTATTGCATGTGATACCATACTTGACTTTCATACATCTGTATGGGATTTTGCCAATGAACTCGCGAATATCGGTAGGGCACACATCTACTGGAGTGATATCTTAACTGGGTGGATTGATACTACTGTGACGGCAGTCTCCGGGTTAGTCACGATGGATAACGTGATGGCCCGTAGCTGGAAGAACCAGTGGAGCTTGTCAAGCGAGCTCGCTGGCAAGGCAGAAGTTTTCTTCCAGGACAGTCGTACAGGCTATGAGAGAACGCCTGCTGCGCTACCAAACGAGGGTGTTGGTTTGTACACCCGCATCATTAGTATAGAGGGTGTTGGTATAACCACTCGTGGAACCGCAATCCATGTAGCCAATCATGCGCTCAAACGTAACGAGCTCATCAGGAATGTCAATAGTTTTAGGCAATATAAAGATGGCTTCCGTTACCATCTCGGTGATGTTATAAGACTTCAGCATAAGACACCGGACTGGGGCGAAAGCTATAGGGTAAAGAAGAGCACTGCTGCAAATAAAGTGACGCTTGATCGCGTATGTGATGCTGAGGTAGGTGATCTGCTTTTTGTACAGAGTTATGACGAGACCCTTAAAAAAGTGCGGATAGATAGCTACACGGTGTCCGCAGTGTCAGGTAAGGTTGTTACCATTGAAGAGACCTGGGATGTGACCCCACAAAAGAATTATATGGTGGCTATCGGTGCGGACGGTGCGGTACAATTGCGCCGTATTATCAAAATGAAGCTCCGTAGCGATAACTGTTTCGATATCGAAGTGGAGACTTATGATACGGCGCTTTTTACTGCCGACGATTTGGTGCCGGAT